TGCGATTCACGACAAAGGCCGGAAATGCACTGAATGCCAAGACTTATAAGAGCAACAATTTAAATATTAAAGGTGTCCGGTGTATAAAGGGCAGATATGTTGCGAGAATTACAATAAATAAAAAAACCCGGCAGCTTGGAACATTTGGTACTGCTATCGAGGCCAGTGAGGTATACGAAGCGGCTTGTGCCAAACAGATTGAAATGGAAATAATATGAGTAAATTTGATGATATCATAGAAAAATATTTAAAAGAGGCCGAGGAAGATTTTAATTTTTCCAAGGCGGACCTGGAAGATAAACTCCGGTCAGTGCCGAATCTACATTCAAAATGGCTTCGTCATTTTTACCGACAATCTCATAAGTTGATTGTAAAAGAAAAAGAGCTGTCTAAAGTATGGCGGGATAAATTAAACTATTATTTATTCCATTATGAGTATGAGGTGAAACCAACCCAGGTTAAATATTATATCGAAAGTGATGAGGAATATTCGGTGATATTTTACCAAATTAACTGTCAAAAGAAAATCGTCGAATGCCTGGAGAGTATACTCAAAAAAACGACCCAACTTAGTTTTGATATTAACAATTTAATAAAATTCAAGGAACTAAAGGCAGGAAAATGATAATCAAAAAACCAATATGTCCAATTTGTAAATGTATATGTGCCGACGACGATGATAAACACCGGCATCTTGAAGAGAAGCATAATAATTTGAACGGGGAAGACACTGAATTGATGGAGAATTTATGCGGTAAGGAGATTTTATATGAAAGTGAATCCAGAAATCGGGTATTGGAAATGCCCAATATGTGAGAGGGATGTCTTTAAAAGCATTCGTGACCGGATCAAGCATATGGATATCCATAACGCAAAAGATCCTGAAGTAGATATATCAGTCGTGGCCGAGCGCGAGAAATTTATTGAAAGGATGTTTTGATCGAGATAAAATATTTTAATGAAGCGCATGTTCAAATAGTCTGCGAATATGACGAAGCCCAAGATATCGCGGAACTTTTCTCGTTCTACACCCCAAATTATCGATGGTCACCTAAATATCAATCCGGCATATGGGATGGCAAACTTCGCCTTTTTGATATCAATAACTGCTTGCTCCCGGCTGGTCTATTAAAAAAATTCCTCGGCTACTGCAAATTAAATGAGTGGAATTATAAAATAGATGATTCCTTACTTGAGCCCGGCCATAAAGTATCGGCCAACGAAATATTAGAGTTTTGTAAGGAACTCAAATGTGATCTGGTCCCTCGTGACTACCAAATAGATGCCGTGCGGTATTTCCTGCATCATCGTAAAATGATCGGCGTGTCGGCGACTGCAAGCGGTAAATCCTATATTTATTATATATTTCTAAACCTTTTGATGTATATCTACCCCGATTTCAAGGGACTTTTAATCGTACCGAGGACATCGCTGGTCGAGCAAATGGCCGGGGACTTTCAGGATTACGCTAAAAATTATTGTGATTTTTCAAAGTATGTGCATCGGATTCACTCCGGCATGGAGAAATATACCGATAAAAAGATCACCGTTTCAACGTGGCAAAGCCTAAAAAATATGCCGCCAGAGTATTTTGAAAAATTTAATGCCGTCATCGTGGATGAAGTCCATGAGGCGACGGCGAAGGAGCTGCCCCGAATAACCAATCACTGTGTTAATGCGGCATACCGAATAGGCATGACCGGGCATTTAAAAGAGTGCAAAATAGCAAAAATACAACTCAATGCTCTCCTGGGGAACATTAAAACATTTTCCAAAAGTGCCGAGCTGATACAGAAGGGCATCCTGGCCGATATAAGAATCAAGGGCATCGTTTTAAAATATGGTGAGGAGATTACCAAACAATTCAAAGGCCGAACCAAAAAAGAATATTCGGAGGAGACTGAAATCATCCGGCAAATCCCTGCGCGGAAGAAGTTTATTTGCCAGTTGGCGGCAACCCGCAAAGGTAACACGATGGTACTTTTTAAAATACGGGATTATGGCCGGGCTCTGCACCGATTGTTACAAAAGAATTTCCCTGACAAACATGTATATTATATCGATGGGACCACTCCTGTTGTATTTCGAGAAAAGGTCCGTAAGGTAACTGAGAAGCATGAGGGCATAATCATCGTGGCTTCATACGGGACATTCTCGACCGGGATAAATATCAAAAACCTACACAATTTAATTTTTGCCGAATCGGTATTATCATCCATTAAAGTCATCCAGAGTATTGGGCGGCTTTTAAGGAAATATTTTAATAAAGATGCCAAATTATATGATATTACCGACGATTTAAGCTGGAAAAGTAAAAGAAACTATGTTCTCAAGCATTTTCTGAGACGAATGAAATATTACGATCAGGAAGAGTTTGACTATGACATCACCAATAAAACGATCTGAGCATTGCTGCTATGCTGTTTTAAATAGTAATGGGAAATGCATAGCGATATGTCACTGGAATGTTGCATCCGACGAGGATTGTACCGGGTGCAAAGCCAAGACAATGGAAACAGCGGACGGCCAGGAAATATGCATCGGCAGTAAACTGTAAATAGTGTTTTATGCCCTATAATCAGAAAACTTTGCACCAGGGAACCTACAAGCCAAGGTATCCAGAAAAATACAACGGGAATCCTTTAAGCATCGTCTTTCGGTCCGGCCTGGAGCTAAAATGGTTCAGATTTTTTGATTTCAATAAAGCGGTGATTCAGTGGACTTCCGAAGAGGTTGTTGTCCCGTATGTATCGGACCTTGACGGTAAAATGCACCGTTATTTCGTGGACATATGGGCAAAAATAAAAGGCAAAAACGGCATCCAGGAATATCTTATCGAAATAAAGCCATTTGCTTTTACCACAGAGCCTCCACAGCAAAATAGAAAAACCCAATCATATCAGCGGAAGGTTTATGAATATATCAAAAATTTAAATAAATGGAAGGCCGCTGATGCCTATGCAAAAAAGAAAGGTCAAAAATTCATAATACTCACCGAAAAGGATTTACGATGAAAACATTAAAAAATATATTTGAATCAACTTTGCTTATCGAGGCCAAAAAATTGATGGTCATTGATACGAATTCCGGTATGGATTCGGAGAAAATTGTCGCGGTTCTGAAAAAGGATAAAATCAAATTTGAGAAAACTGGCTCGATAATCAGTATTAAAATCGACCCGGCGTCTGCTCCTGCAGCCGTCTTACGCAGTCATCTCCATAAAATTGCCAAGTTTGATGAGATTAAAGAGCGCGTCGTTTTAGTCAATAAGAACAATGAATTGATTGAGGCGGCTACATCGAAGAAGGGTAAACAAGCGGTCAAGGATTTCCAAAAGGCATTGAAAAAGAAAAAGATTGCTTATGCCCGGCCGGAATTTGTTGGGAATTGGCGGTATTCCGACACCAATGAATCATGGGGAATCATGGCGGAGACCGACTCGGGACTGGAAATTTATATCCTGTTCTCATATTTCCCTGGGGATGGCGAGATGTCCTACTCTTTATATGATGGCAAAAATACCTCCGAAAGTAACAGCATCGGGCTCGTTCGAAACTATGTCGATCAAACACCTGCGGCATACAAAGAGATGGTTGTCGATATCAAAGAGGATCTCGATGATTTAGACGAAACAGTCAACCTTTAAGGAATATAATGCAAACATTTAAAAATTTTGTGGAGTCTGGCCATTACCCGGCAACATCGGAAATCACAGATGCCGATCTCAAACCGGGATTTACATTTTTCGTAATCAGTAAGAACGGCCAGTCATTATCCAAATATAAAATGACCGGCGAAAAGGAAATCAGCGTCGGGACCGTTCTCGAAGTCAAACATAGCGTAATCGCCGGGGATAAATTTAAACAGACTCAGATTGCCAAGGATTTTGTGCTCGGTAAAAAAGGAGACTTGAAAGTTTTCAAAAAGAAAGCGCCAGCAATGAAGGCATTTAAATGATTAAAAGGTTCACTCGGATATTAAACGAAATGGTATATGGCGGCAATATTGGCTTCCAGGAGATGGCCGAATTTTATCAAAAGGCATCCAAATCGGAAATGAAACAGATGGAAAAAATCATCCGAGCGGAAGATTGGAATGGTTTTAAGAAGCTAATTAAGCGAGTCTTAAAGGTAACTCTCGCCTGATTTGGCAGGAATCTTGCATTAGATGCCCAAATATCAAATCCATAAAGCAGGATGGCCGCGTGGCCAGAACTTATTTGAGGCGAAGGCTGATGCCCGTCTTCCAGCCGAGCTTTATTCGCGTGGGAAGCGGAAGTTTCCCAAAGACATCCAGATGCTGTTTGATAAACTGTACAAGGGCGAAAAAATACCCAAGATAAAGCCGAGTAAAATAAAGATGGCCTATTTTGGATTCCCGATGATGTTTAAATACTCTCCGAAATGGTCGAGCACTTTACCTTATTATGATGTGCTGCCGATGCCGATTCTGTTAGCAAAATATCCTGACGGCTTTTTGGGGTTAAATATCCATTATTTGCCCTGGGCGAAACGATTACAATTAGCGGACAGACTGGTACGAGCAACCAAAAATCGAAAACGCATCACATATCCACAAATAAAACGGGCATGGAATAGCCTGAGACTGCCAGCAGGTTACTCCTATTTAATCATCCGCCGATATCTGACCTCCCATATACAATCGGACATCGCTGTGTTTAATTGGGATAATTATCGTCAGGCAGCGGTAAATATTCCTGGTAAGTGGAGGAAGAAGTCTGAGAAGGCAGTATTCGCGGCCATGATGTCAAAATGGAAAGACCACGTTAAGAAATCGAAAACGAAAAATCCGAAAGCAAAAGTTAAAACTACGAAATCAACAGTTAGGAAATCCGTGCAAAGAGGGAAATAATAATGGGCAAATTACTTGAAACCATACTTGGAACATTGATAAAGGTTGCTCCCAAGAGCGATGATAAATTCAAAGAGGAACAGTTACCGGATGATACCGTCGAATTGCGGAATACCGACGAGCCCGAAGCTGATGCTTTTAGTATAGGGCAGCTCTCCTGGGGTATTGATTTTGAAATTCGGGCAAAAACCACATATGACCTCATCACAATGTATCGCCGGGCAACCGTCAATTTTGAAGTTGATGACGCCA